GTAGAATGGACGGTCTCTAGGCTTAAAGCCATGAAACTATCTGTTATACTCAAGTCAGCCGGTCATCCCGAGTGGAGAGCACCTTGGATTCGCAAGAATACAGGAGGCTCCTACCACGGATGGATGGGCGGTCTTGTCACATGGTGCTCTATTCCCGGAAATCCAAAGAAAACCTCAAGGAGGTTCTCTAAGGTCATCCAGGCACTGAACATCTATACCTATTTTAGAAACGATCAGGTTACCGAAAGGCAACTTGAAAAGTTCCTAAAGGGTATAAACTCTACTGACCCAATCAATTTGGAATATAGATCTTTCTATAAACCTTATCTTGATTTTGTTAGTAAAGTTATTGGCAAGAGATACATTGACCGTGGTTCCAATTCTGTTATCGAATGGAACGGGTCGCCGTCAAAGACGTCGCCCCGTCCACACGGACAGCATAAGGTACCCCAAGATAAGGAACTCTTCGGAGAAATCCGTTGGTTCGAATCTAAGGTTTCTTATGAATTTGGTTGGGAATTTAATGAGCTTTATGGCCCATTATTTTCACCTATCAAAGGTCCCATGGTCAAATATCCAAAACTCCCAAAGCCAGATGATTACTTGTACGGTGGAGAAGTCCACTTTTTACAAGAACCCGGTTTGAAGTTGCGAGCAATCGCTTCTCCATATCGGATACATCAGATGGCACTCAAGCCCCTCAGCGACGCGATTTATCGCGTAGTCAAAGGTCTTGATTGGGACTGTACGTTTGATCAGTCCAAAGCTATGCCTTGGATACAAGCTGCTCTTCGTGAAAAGAGAGTGGTACACTCAGTCGACCTAACTGGAGCTACCGATTATTTTCCTTTGGAAATACAATCGATGACTCTTCGTGAGATCTTCGGAGATGTGATCGACATCAGACTCCTTGAAGAAGTTTCCCGTATGAGATGGAAATCTCAGATCGGTGATCTTCAGTGGAAACGTGGCCAGCCCTTGGGTCTTTACCCTAGTTTTGGTATGTTTACACTTACACACGGTCTTGTACTAGCTTACCTTTCACAAGGTAAGCCGAATACATTCTTTGTGCTCGGGGATGATGTTATCATACTTGATGATGAATTGTACACAAAATACATTGAGTTTCTCAATGCATGTAAATGTCCAT